GGCGCGGCAAACATAACGGCGCTGACTGAGAACTCAAAAGAAGCTAGATTATGTAACGGCAACTTTGATGATGTCAGAGATGCTGTTTTGCGTTCTTACCCTTGGAACATAGCAATCACAAGAAAAGCCTTGCCAGCAGACTCAAGCACCCCGGCGTTTGGTTTTTCGTTTCAGTTTAGTTTGCCTACAGATCCATTCTGTTTGCGTGTCCTGTCATTTTGGAACAGCAATGTGAACAACGATGTGGCCGCGTATGACAGCAACGTCATGTTTAAGATTGAAGGCCGCAAGGTTTTATCGAATGAAGACACATGCAATATCATTTACATAGGCCGCATAACTGACACCGAACAGTATGATAGCCTTTTGAATAAAGCCATATCAGCGCGTCTAGCGGCTGAGATTGCCTACAATATTACAGGTAGCAACTCTGTTGCATCAAACATGCTGACCATATACGAAGCGCGTCTGAAAGAAGCCAAAGGCGTTGACAGTATGGAAGGTTTCCCAGAGCAACCACAGGCAGACGACTTCACAAACATTAGGTTGTAAAACATGGCGCGTGTCTCCACCATTATCACCAACTTTAGAACTGGTGAGATTTCGCCGAAACTTGAAGGTCGCATTGATTTACAGAAATACAACGAGGCCGTACAGACTCTAAACAATATGCTTGTGTTCCCATCTGGAGGCGTGACGCGCAGACCGGGTTCATTTTTTGCTGGGAGTTCAAAAGATGGCGGCAAAGTCAGATTGATTAACTTTGAGGTCAGTGACGAACAGGCGTATGTGCTTGAGTTTGGTGCAACATACATCAGGTTTTACAAGGATGGTGGCATACTAACAGAGGCCACAACAAACATCACTGGCATCACTCAAGCAAACCCAGCGGTTGTAACAGCGGCGTCACACGGTTTAAGTGACGGTGACAGAGTGTTCATCAAGTCTGTGGTTGGTATGGTAGAGGTAAACAACTTAGAGTTTACGGTTGCTAACAAAACAACAAACACCTTCGAATTATCTGGCATCAACAGTAGTGCGTTCACGGCGTATTCAAGTGGCGGCACTGTGGGCAAAATAGTTGAGGTCACAACCACATACTCAGTAACAGATATATTCGAAATCAATCATGCACAATCTGCTGATGTATTGTTTTTGGCACACAAAGATCACGAGCCAGCAAAGCTGACAAGAACCACGGCAACCAGCTTTACGCTCGCTGATATTGATTTTACAGATGGCCCATATCTTGATGAGAATGAAACAACCACAACTCTGTATGCCTCTGCAAACACTGGAAGCGTGAGCATAGTTGCATCTGCAAATTTATTTTCAGCAAGTGATGTAGGGCGTTTGATTCGTTTCAGAGAGGTAATAGAGGTTGAGCATGATGTTTGGGAAGCTAGTACAAGTTACGCTCAAAATGTTTTAGTAAGATTTGGCAATAATGTTTACAAAAAAACTGACTCTGGTACAGACACAAGCGGTAGTACGCCGCCAGTTCATTTGTCAGGGTCTGAAACCTATGGCGCGATTACATGGGAGTTTCAGCACAGTGGTTCTGGATTTGTAAAGATTACAGCCTTTACAGACGCACAAAACGTAACTGCTACATTTAAAAATGCAGACGGTGTTTTGCCAGCTAGTGTAGTAGGATCAGGCAACCCAACAACAAAATGGTCACTAGGGGCGTTTGGTGGCGATCAGGGCTTCCCTAAAGCTGTTGCGTTCTATGAACAGCGTTTGTACTTTGCTGGCACTACAGGCCAGCCACAGACCATATTTGGCTCAGTATCGGCTGATTTTGAAAACATGACACCCGGAACAAACGATGACTCAGCGGTCAACTTTACAATTGCTTCTGACAAAGTAAACGTCATCAAGCACCTATTGCCAGCGCGTTTCTTGCAAGTATTGACCACAAGCGCAGAGTTTACCTTGTCAGGTGGCACAGGATCAACGCCAGTAACGCCAACAAACGTAAACGTGTTGCGCGAGACAACATTTGGTTCATCAGATGTTCGTCCTGTGAGAGCAGGAAACAGTACAATCCTTATCCAAAAGGGTCAGGAAAAGGTCAAAGAGATAACCTTTGATTTAGATACAGATGGCTTGCTTGGCATCGACTTGACAATACTAGCTGACCACATACCGCGTGGCGGTCTTACAGATATGGTATGGCAGCAAGAGCCAGAGTTAATCTTGTGGTTTGTTCACAGTGACGGACGGTTGGTAGGTCTTACATACGACAGAGCAAACGCTGCTATAGGATGGCACGATCACACGATTGGTGGTACAAGCGCACATGCAACCATTACGGTCAGTGATTATGCAAATATAGCGGTGGGAACCACACTGATATTAACCAAGAGCGATGGTACAACTGTTACATTTACATCAGAGGCCGCTGGCAGTTCATCACCATCATCATCACTTGGCTTTAGGCCAAACACAAACAATGACACAACTGCTGATAACATATTTACCGCAATCAACTCCCATGCTGATTTTACTGTGGAGAACCCGGCAGCGACAGTTGTAACCGTAAAAGAAACATCACCTACGCCCGGTGGTTTGTTGAGTATCAAGAGTTCTGACACAACAAGGCTAACAACAACTAATCAAGCAGCAGCCATTGTTGAGAGCGTCACATCAATACCGTCCGGGGCCGAAGATCAGGTGTATGTTTCTGTGAGGCGTGAAATAAATGGAAGTACAGTCAGACATGTAGAGTTTCTAAAACCCATAGAGTTTGGAACAGATGTTACGGATGCTTTCTTCTTAGACAGCGGCCTGACATATGACAGCACGGCAACAAGCACTATCACAGGGCTGAATCACCTTGAGGGCGAAGTTGTGTCTGTGTTGGCAGACGGTTCAACGCATCCTGACAAAACAGTGTCAGGTGGGGCTATCAGTTTGGATAGAAGCGCATCAAAGGTGCATGTTGGCTTTGGTTTTAGATCAACCGTAGAGACGTTGCGACTAGAAGCTGGCGCAGAGGATGGCATAGCGCAGGGCAAGATTAAACGTATACATGGCATAACTGTTAGATTCTTCAACACGGTTGGCGCAGAGATGGGGCCAAACACAGGCGGTTTAGACAGATTGCCATTCCGTGACAGTAGTATGGCTATGGATGAGGCTGTGCCGTTGTTTAACGGTGACAAAGAAATTAGTTTCCCAGCCGGGTATGAAAACGATGCAAGGGTGGTGGTGAGACAATCTCAACCATTGCCTATGACGGTGTTAGCAATTATGAGAAGGTCAAACACATTTGATGCTTGAGGTGGTTAAATTCAACGCGGATCATGTCGCTAGGATAGAAACAAACTTTGATTTACCAAAGTCATTCAAAGATGCGTTCAAGTCAGGTGATACAGTCGATGCGTTTACTGTCATGCAGGGTGACACAGTGGTAGCTATTGGCGGTATTCATGTGTTGTGGGAAGGCGTTGGGGAAGGTTTCTGTATGCTGTCAAAACACGCTGGCAGATGGCAAACGTCAGTTGCACGATATGCAAAAACGATGTTTGACGGTATAATAGCAAACAATGACTTGCACAGAGTACAGGCAAGCATCCATGAACTAGACCCAGAGGCCATTAGATTTGCTATATGGCTAGGATTCAAAGAGGAAGGCATGATGCCTAAGTATGGGCCAGATGGCTCAAACTATCATAGGATGTCAATGGTGTTGTAATGAGTACAGAGCTAGCGCAAGGCGGTTCATTATTAGGTGGTTTTCTAGGTTACAAAGGAAACCAAGCTGCTGCCAAACAAGCACAAGCTACTGCTGAATTTAATGCACGGGTTGCAGAAAACGAAGCGATTATTTTGCGCCGCCGCAAGATTGATGAAGAAGCAAACATGCGCAGTCAATCAGCTAGGCTTATTGCTACAGCGCAAGTGCAAACAGCCAAGTCTGGCATTGAAATGTCTGGAAGTCCGTTGCAAGCAGCCGCTGAGTCTTATTTTAATACTGAAATGGATGCGCTGAAAATACAATATGCCGGAGATATAGAAGAAACAGCAAAAGCATCTGAAGCAGCTTTGGCTAGGGCCACAGGCCGCGCTAGAGCATCTGCATTCAAATTGGCTTCATATCAATCTTTACTTGAAGGCGGCACACAAGCTGCCACTCTAGGCTCGTGAGGAAGTAATGCCGAAAATTCCAATATATCAACAGCAAGTAGATTTGGCGGCTGGCACGCTTGGGCCACGCGCTGGAACTGGACTGGAAGCACCCGGCAAAGCATTAGCTAGTTTTGGCAAACAGGTTGGCGATACTGCATTTCGCTTTGGCATGATGGAAAAAGAGAAGCAATTCAAAGACAAAGATGCGGAACTTAGCGAAACCATTACCAGAGATGTTTCTGCTATTGCTAATGACCCAATTTACACTACAGCTAACGATGCAAAACAAGCTGTGCAGCTATATAAAAACAAAACATTCGCTGATATTGATGCGCTAGATATGACTAAAAATCAAAAGCGTGATTTGAAGTTATCAGCATCAAAAAACATTTCTATGATTGGCTTGCAAGCTGAGCAAAAAGCTTTTGGAAGGGGGTTAGAGGAAAGTGGTAAAAACGCTAACGCCTTGATTGATAGTAAAATGGACATGATAAATAGCCTTGCTCCAGGGGATGCTAGGATTGAGATGCTGCAATCAGACATCGACAAGTATCGTCAGGATGCTTACGACAATAACTATGCTGGCTATCTTAAAAAAGATTATCAAAACAAAACATCTACGAATGACGCTATGGCTATGAGATTGGTTTCGGGCATATTAGCTGACGAATCTATTACAGAGAAGCAAGTTGAAGCACATGAAAGCCAGCTCGGAGAAAGTTATACAAAAGCTGAGATCAGTGAAAAAACATATCGGTCTACTCTAAAAATACTTAGCGCTAAGAAAAGCGCAATCAAGGCTAAAAACAAAGCTGATAACCCCGATGGGATAAAAGATTTTATTATTTTGCGTGATGACATTCTGTTCCAGGATGGGGTTACATACGCAGAGATTGACACGTTGCGTGAAGACATAGAAAGCGGTAGAGGTGCTTTCAAAGATGTACCAAAAGAGAAACGCCGCACATTGCTTGTGCCTGTGATGACAGAACTAAAAAGTCGTAAGCAACAGAGGACGGGTGTTTTATCACAGAGAATTGAGGTGCAAACTGACGAGATTGCAACAACCGGAAAGGTTACGCCAGGACTATCGGCTGATTTAGCTGAGTTAAACTCTGTTGACCCGGTTGTCGGGCAAAAAATGGAACGAGCCGTTGAAGCTGGCGGTATAGCGGCTGGCTATATAGCAAATATGCAGTTAGCTTCATCTGAAGATTGGGCAAACAATATTGCAGATTTGGAAAACGAATATGACCTAGCGCAAGCTAAAGCTACGCAAGAGGGTGCTAGTGAAGATGAAATAGCAAGTGCATTAGCACTCAAAGATGCACTTACTCTGGCGCAAAAGGCTAACGCTGATAGGATTGCCGCAATCAAAGAAAACCCTAGAGGCTATTACAACGCAAATTCCGACAAAGTTGTGAGTGTGCCAGGTGATATTAAAGGCACTGACGCAAGCACGGCTGAATATGTTGAATGGGTACGCAGCACTGGCTTGATTAGAGATGATGAGATTACGGTCTTTACGCCAGATCAAGCCGAAAGCCTGATGGAAAGAATGAAAGGCGCGTCACCTGTCGGTAAACGTGCAATTTATGATGAGGTAAAGCAAAGGATGCCAGGCGTTAGCCAGCGTATTTTGATGCAGTCTTTCAAGGGTGCTGGGGTAGATACTGTGACGCAGTTGCTTATGGTTATGTCAAGCAAGCCTGTTGCGGCTGATTTGAACGCTGCTATTTTGATGGATGAGAAGCAACTTAAAGCGCAAATTGGGGACACAGAAAAAGAAAAAAGTATAGCGGCAGCAATTCAGGCTGAGATGGTTGACTTCAATCAATCTGTTACTGGCACGATTATGGAAGTAGGTGGATTTTCAAACCGTGCGTCTATGGGTGCTGAAGGACAATTTGGCAGCAGACGGTCATTTGTAGCAGACGTTAATTATGCAGCCCATCAATTAGCAAGGTATTACGTTGGTTTTAATGGGAAGACTCCTGAAGAAGCAGCTAAAATGGCAGCCAGGATTCATACCGAGCAGTTCTCTTATGCGTCAATAAATGAACAGCCTCTTAGAGTACCAAAGCAGTTTGGCGACCCTGAAAGGATTGCTGCTGGTCTATCCGCTATACTTGATGATATTGATACAAGAGAAAGAAAAGCTGACGGTAGTCAAGGCGGGTATTTAAATGTGCAAGAACAAAACGGTGCGACATCCCAAGAACGGTTGTTTGCAACGGAACAGTATGTAAAAGAACTAAAAGCAAAAGGGTCGTGGATGACTACTGGTGATAGCCAAGGTGCATATATGATAGACATGTACGGCAATCCAGTTAAAGGGCCAGATGGCAACCGCATAGAGATTAAGTTTAGTGCAGTTTCAGGCGCTACAGCAATAGCTGTTGAAGATGTAGGAGGCCCAGCCCCCTAATGGATTTACTAATACCTGACCAATATGATGACACAACTCTGCAAGGAAACTTTGCAGATTACAGCTATTCTAGTAACAGCTTGTTATTTACTACAGCTATCGAAGACGCACTATACAGCAACCCAACTACAGCGTTGTATAAAATGGGAGAGTTGTTTGTTGCTAACAGGTCTGGTCAGAAGCTTTCTAAAGATGAGTGGAGTCAAAGTGAGTTTTATCGTGAAGGTTTAGATGTTGGTGAGGATGGGATTACAGACGAGGCGGCAGCGGTGTTGGCTGAACGACACGACTTTAGAACACGCAGAGATTTCATATATGGACGCGCTAGAGAGGGTTTTGCTGCATCAGCTATACAGCTAGGCGGCGGGTTTGTTGGTAGTGTATTTGACCCGTTGGCAGTAGGTGCGGCGTTTGTGCCTGGCTATGCTATAGGACGTGCAGCAAATCAGGCTGTCAATGCTGGAAGAATAGCAAAGGCTGCAAAACGCGCACAAGCTTTTAGTCGTGGTAGACGTGCAAAGATGGGGGCAACACAAGCTAGACTGACTGAGGGTGCTGCAATAGGTGCTACAGAGGCAGCTATCTTTGAGCCATTTATATTTGGCGCTGCTAAATACGAACAAGATGACACATACGGGGCTATGGACTCATTTATGAATATTGCCTTTGGTGGGCTGCTCGGTGGTGGGCTTCATGCTGTGACAGGCAAGCTGGGCGATATGGCGAAACGTGCTAGTCCAGCAACAAGGCACAAGGCTATGGAAGTTGCTGTTGGTGAGACGGTTACTACAGGCAAAGTTACAGGCGCTGCCAGAATTTTTGAAAGTGACCCAGCTACAAGCGGCAAACGTGCTGGTGTTATGATTCGACAACCAAACCTTGAAACACACCCAGGGCAAATGGCTAATCCTCCACGGGGCATGTTTGAGGAAGAAGTAGAGCCTTTGCGCCAAGGTGTAAAATATCCAACAATATTTGAGGCTAGAAAGAACAAACCTAAAAGCCTTTTGCAAATGATTAATAAGCTGGGCGGCATAAAATCAGATGACCCAAATATTGGTGATGTAAAGCGTTTCGCTGACAAGGGCATTACCTGGATGAAGCGCAAGGATGGTCTATCACTTGATGAGATTGGCTTGCGTCTTATGGAAGAAGGTTACTTTGTTGGGCGTATACCAGATGGCGAAAGACCCACGATAAATCAGGTTCTTGAAGCTATTGAGGAGGATTTTGGTTCTTGGAAAAAGGGCGAGGGCGGCAGATACTTTCCACAAACACCGGATACAGAGGCGTTTTTGGAGGCAGAGGCTGAGTTTGATTACGCGCAGCGTATGGGTATTGACTTAAAAGGTTTATCAGATCAAGAGTATTTTCGTATCCGTGGGCTTAAAGATGACCTTGAATCTCGCATGGCTGAACAGGAGTCCAGGCCAACAGGTGCAAGCAGGGAAGAGATTGACCAGGCCATGACTGAAGCTGATATAGCCAATATGCCTGGGCGTGAGTTTGATGAACATGGGCAACGTATAGTTGAACTTGACGCTGAACCGTACTACAGGATGCCAGAAGATGAACCGTATGGTGCAGAAATGGACGCGCTTATGGCAGGTGTTCAAGACCGTATTGATGCTGGCGAGTTAGATGGTGCAGAGGTTAGCGCATATTTAGCTGAAGCAGATGAATTAATACAACGAGCAGAACAGCATGATAGTATAGCTTTGGATGCTGTAAATTGTATGTTGAGGAAGATATGAGAACTCTTAAAGACTGTTCAAATGACATAATTAAATCCGCGCAATCTAAAGGAATTAAGCTTACTGACAAAGATGTCCTTGACCTAATGGACAGATACGAACGTGAGTTGAAGTCACTCGACACAAAAGCACCTGGTGATCCAGAACGCAAAGCAATAGTAGAAAAAATATCTGAAGATAAACGTCAAGAGAAAATAAAAGCGTACATAGAAAAACGCAACAGAGTTCTAAATCTTGTGCGTTACACACAGTTCAAAGATCACATTGACAATTATGGTGGGCCTGTTGGAGAAGCTATCGAAGCGTTCTTGGTAGGCACGCACAAGAATGTGATGGCTGGCAGACGTAGCATTGACTATCAGCAAAAAGCGTTGTTTAACGAAGAATTTGGTGTGGTTTTGGCTGCATTAGATAAAGAAGACCTCATACCATTATTTAAGAGCGGTAAGTTAGACCAAGCAATCAAGAGAGAGATATTTACATATCGCGCCAAAAGTGATGTTGAGATTGATGGAAAAATGGTGAGGGGCGGCAAATTTGGCGCAAGCGGCATACCTGAAGCAGCAAAGATTGCCAAGATACTTGTAAACTCACAGTCACGCATGTTGCGCCGTAAAAACAGAAACGGTGCATTTATAGCTGAATTAGAAAGCTGGATTATAAGGCAAGACCATGATTCAACGCTAATGCGCAAGGCTGGATTTGATGAGTGGTATAGATTTGTTGTGGATGAGGATTTGCTTGATATACCACGGATGAAGCAAGCCCTTGACCCTAAAAAGGTAGACGAATTGGGTGAGGACGGGGCGTTTAAGGAGTCGCTTAGGTCAAGTTATAACAATCTTGTTATGGGCAATCACCAAAAAGTAGATGATATACAGGGGTTTGGGCAAGCTGACAAGATTACAGCGTTCAAAGGCCCAGCCAATCTTGCTAAGTCTGCAAGTCAGTCAAGAACTATACATTTCAAAGGCCCGGATCAGGCACATGCGTACTCGCAAAAGTTCAGCCGTATGTCATTTTCTGAGGCATTTATGTCAGGACTTGACCACGATGCACAGACTATCGGGCTTCTTGAGGCGTTGGGGCCAAACCCAAAAGCTATGCTTGACCGTGTTGTGAGTGAGTATCAAGCAAAACAAACTCCCACCGATAAGAAACCTATAAACAGAAAGCGCATCGAAAATCAGTTAATGGAGATTGACGGGTCTATGCGCACGCGTGGTGTAACAAATCCAGTTTTTAGTGGGGCTGACTTTGCAGATATTGCTGGTGGTTGGCGTATGATTCAGAACATGATACGTCTTGGTGGCGCGACTATATCTTCATTTTCAGATATAGCTACTAAAGCGGCTACTATCAATTCAATGACGGACAAAAATATATTTCAGTCTTACGCGGTGGCACTAGGCGATGTGTTTGCCAATTTCAACACTAAAGACCAGAGGCAGCTTGCATTTCTTTTGAATGTTGGCGTTGAAAGTATGCAGCAGAACTTTTTGTCTAGGTTTGGCAGTAATGATAGTGGGCCAGGACAGATAGCCAAATTGCAACAGATGTTTTTCAAATACAACGGTATGCAATGGTGGAACAAAAAACAGAAAGTGGGCGTTGCGCGTGTAATAGCAGCAGATTTAGCCAGCAAAAAAAAACTTAGTTTTCGTCAGTTGCCCGAAGAAACGCAATCGTTACTTAACAGATACGGCATCCAAGCTGATGATTGGGGGCTGTTGACACAGGCTGAGATGAAAGCCGCTGACGGTAAGGAGTACATGGTTGCGCAAGCCGTGGAGAACATAGAGCCAGAACTAATTGACGCAACAATACAGGTAAGAACAGGAAAGCTTGTTGTTGACGAGGGTATGCGCACTCGGTTTATAGACGAATTACGGGGCAAGCTTGGCACACTTTATACAGACACAGCAGATATAGCCATACCTACACCCGGCGCAAAAGAACGCGCAATTATGAATCAAGGCACTATGAGAGGCACACCGTTAGGTGAAACAATTAGAACTATTATGCAGCTAAAAGCGTTTCCAATTACATATTTAACTAAAGGGGTAAGTAGTCAGTATCATATGAGTGGAAAAGTTGGCGTAGCCAAGATGATGATTGGCAGTACAATCATGGGCTATCTGTCAATGGCTACTAAAGATATTTTGCGAGGCAGGGAGCCGCGCGAAGTATTTAGTGATGATTACACTAAAAGCAAGGACACTTTGATAGCTGCGTTTTTGCAAGGTGGTGGGGCTGGTATATTTGGTGATTTTATATTCGGTGAGGCGAACAGGTACGGTAATACATTTGTTACCACGTTAGCTGGCCCCACGGCTGGAACGGTAGATGATATATACAAGATATATGCCAAGGTAATTGCTGGTGATGATGCCTCTTCAAATGTTATGAAACTAGCGTTGCAGAATACACCATTTATCAATTTATTCTACACGAAGGCAGCGATGGAATACTTATTTCTTTTTGGTGTGCAAGAAGCATCAAACCCTGGGTATTTAAGGCGCATGGAAAAACGATTAAAAAGCGAGTTTGACCAAGAGTATGTGTTTTCGCCAAGCGAATACGCTGTTCAGTTCTAGGGCTTTTGTAAATACGTGATATGCTGTATATATATGTTAGGAGTGGGACATGACAGTTAGTAGCACAACAACCAAAAGAAGCGCCAGCGGTGACGGATCTAACGATACGTTTTCGTATAACTTCAAGATCTTTGATGATGACGATATTACAGTTATCATTCGCACGGACTCGACAGGCGCAGAAACCACTAAGACTAAAACAACTCACTACACTGTAACAGGTGTTGGGAGTGCTAGCGGTGGGAATGTTGTGTTTACCTCTGGCAACATACCAGCAAGCGGTGAGACAGTTGTTTTACTACGCACAACAGCTAGAACACAGCTTACAGACTATGTGGCTAACGATCCATTCCCAGCGGCTACACATGAAGATGCGTTAGATAAACTGACATTCATTGTGCAGGAGCTGGAGGAAGAGATTGGTCGCGCACTCAAAGTTTCCCAAACAAATGTGATTGCTACATCTGAATTTACTGCTGATGCTACAGCCAGAGCAAACAAGATTCTTGGGTTTGATGGTAGTGGCGATTTAACAGTTACTGATGGCAAGATCGACACTGTTACGGCATCTGTATCGGCAGTGTCAGCTGGCGGCACTCCTACAGCGTCTGCAACCTATACAGCGTCCAGTGGCGCACTAGCCTTGGCCTTTGGCCTAGTCACTGGCAATACTGGTGCGACAGGCAACTCTGCTGGTATGCAGCTTACATTTAGCAATAGCACCTCAGATGCTGACCCCGGTGCTGGAAAACTTGCATTAAACAACGGCACAATTGCTTCTGTGACAGAGATGTATTTTGACGATGTAGACGACAACGGCGCAGCCATATCTTCATTTGTGCAGAGCTTTGATGACATCAGCAATGCTACAGCTAGGGGCATCATATCTATTGAGAAGGAAGGCACACCAGCTACTTTTGCGCTGTTCAAGGTTACAGGTGGAGTAACAAACGCATCAGGATATACGAAAGTTCCTGTCGGACACCTAGCGTCTAATGGGTCTTTTAGCAACCTTGATGGTATTCGTGTTGATTTTAATTACAGCGGTGCGGATGGTGCTGGGTCACTTACAGATGTTGCGTCTGATACGACACCATCTTTGGGTGGGGATTTGGATTTAGTCACTTTTGATATTGTTACTACGAGCAATCGTGACATAGAGTTAAATCCAAATGGCACTGGTAAAACAGTTCTTAAAGGTAATACTAATCCTGGCACTATTGTTTTTAACTGTGAAGCAAATACTCACGGTCAGACAGTTAAAGCGCAAGCGCATAGTGCTGGTGTTACAAATACACTGACTTTACCCGCAGGTGGTGATGGTGAACTGGTTAGCACAGTTGCCACACAAACGCTTACTAATAAAAGTATAGCAGCATCACAGCTTACAGGTGCGTTGCCAGCCATTGATGGGTCTAGTCTTACAGGCATATCTGCTGGTGCAACTGGCGGTGGTTCAGACCAAATTTTCTATGAAAATGGTCAGAACGTCACAGCAGATTACACTATAACAAATGGCAAAAATGCTATGTCTGCTGGGCCAATCACTATCAACTCAGGCGTAACTGTTACAGTCGGATCTGGCGAAACATACACGGTGGTTTAGATGAGTACATTAAAAGCAGATAACGTACAAAGCACAAGCGGTGGTGCAATTACGCTAACCAATCAAGCGGCGGCAAAAGTTTTTTCAGCTTTTGATATGGGTTCTAGTTTTACACTACAAAAAAGTCTCAATGTGAGTTCGCTTGGAGACAATGGACCAGGTGCTGCATTGATAAATTTAACAAACGCACTTGCCGACACTCACCCATCGATAGTCAGCGGCGTTGGTGACAACTCAACGCATAACGCAACTTCAGACACAAATGAGGTTTTATCTACGTCACAGTATAGACACAACCATTTTGAAAACAATGGTAGTCAGGACGTTACAGATTGTAGCAACGCAGCATTTGGAGACTTAGCATGAGCCAATTATCTGTTGATACTATCAAAGGTAGCACCACTGCTTCAACTGTTACAGTTGGTTCAACACCGTTGGTAAGTGCATCTGCAAACTCTTTGACTATTCGTGGTGAAGGTAGCCAACAAACAAGTATTCAACAAGGATTGTGCAAGGCTTGGACAACTTATACTGATGCTAGTTGGACTATTGGTGATTCATTTAATTGCAGCGCCGCTACCGACAATGGATCAGCAGATTTTACAACTAATTTTACGAATAATTTCGCGAGTGATAATATTGTAAGCGCAGGATTGTCAACCTACGGGACTTATTTTTCCTACCACAATTCTGGTGGAAATTCCCACACAACATCTTCAGTTGAGTATTACACTTTGACTGGTGGGGGGGCGGCAACAGACCCCAATTTTTCATATGCTGATAGTGTTGGATTTAACTATCAAGGAGACTTAGCGTAATGGCAGGTAAAATTGTAGCAGATACCCTTGAACACAGCACCGCTGGGTCAGTCCCGACCAACTATGTTGTTGGAGGGAGTGCAAAAGCATGGGTAACTTATACCAACACAAGTTATGCAATTGGTGACTCATTAAATTGTTCGGCTGCTACAGATGGCGGTACTGGAGACTTTACTACAAATTTTACAAATAATTTTGGGAGTGAGAACATTACATGTGGTGGCACTTCAACCTACAACACTCATTTGAGTTATCGTGGAGCAAACAGTCACACTACATCTTCAGTAGGATGCGCTTTGCTTGCTTCTAATGGCAGTCAACCAGACGCAGATTTTTCTTATGGTGATAGTATTGGTCTTAATTATCATGGAGACTTAGCATAATGCAAACACCAGAATTTCAAGGCACACACTTATGGGATAGACTATGTTGGGCAAAAGAAAACCTAGAAGGCTATCAGTCAGACTATCGTGTTGTCTACGAAGACAACATAGACGAATGTGCAAAAGTGCTTGTGCCTGACCCTAACTGGATGGCTTGTGCATTACAAGGCGGTATCCTACCACCTGTACAAGTATACTGGGAACTTGCCAAAGACGAGGCAAAGCCTGACTTTAAGAAGCACACAAGAGGATATTTGCTCCATAACACAGAGCCTGTTGAGGCAATGACAGAAGAGCAAGCAATAGAGTATTTAATTCAGAAGGACATACCTCAGCACGTTTGGCGCGAGTGGAATGAAGGCAACAAACCCAAAATAGTTATCTGCCGCAAGGAACAGTTGCCTGCCACAAGAGAGTGGCGCGGCGCTTGGAAAATATCAGACGATTTACAAACCGAAGACAAGGCCGCATAGGAGAATATCATGGCTGTAACAACGTACATTGTAGATAAAGACGGCAAGCAGATTGACGCTGCTGGTTTAACAAGCAAGCCCAGTGACCGACATTTTCGTGATGCTTGGGTGCTGTCTGGCAAGGTCATCAGTGAAGACATGACTGCCGCAAAAGTTATTTTCAAAGACAAAATCCGTGAAGTGCGTC